ACTCGGCCGTGTACGTCGAACGCTTCCGAGGCATCGGCGGACTCCTTGGTCTGAGTCTACACCGTTAACCTCGTGTCCACGAACCTTGGGGAACCTCACCCACCCCGGTGATGCCGCTGGAGGCGAGGATGTCGTAAAGGAGCGAATACCCCGGCGTGGGGTACATGACGATGCGTCCCTTATCCCCCGGCAGGCCGGACTCGGGCGACACCATCGGGTAGAGGTTGACGCAGGCCTGGGCGTTGGCGGAAAGGGTCTTGTCGGAGTAGCTCTGGCCGCAGAAGGGAATCTTGACGCTGGGCACGGGCTAGCCGGAGATGATGTTGAACAGGGGCGAGGTGCGCAGGGAAATGTCGAAGGTGGCGGCCACGGGTTGGGCATTCTTCCGGCGGACGACCTTCTCGGACTGCTTGATCAGGTAGGCGAGTTCGTCGGAAACCGACACCCCGTACTCGACGGCAAGGCGTCCGGCGAGCAGGTACACGATGGCCTCCTCGTATTCGCCGGGCAGATTGAGCGCGGCCTGAAGCGAGGAGAACTGGGCAACGGGCTTCAGGGACTCGAGGAACAGCGTGTAGCTGACGTCGGTGGTGAATTCGAAGTACAGCACCCCGTTAGGGAACTGCGGGTCGTAGAAGAGACGGCGGGGCCTGCCGGTGGTCGTTTTCAGGCCGATGGCGTTGTATTGCCCGCTGGTCATGCCGACGTCAAATGGCGTGTCGAAGCCCGATGCGTCGCGCAGGAAGGCGTCGGTGACGTAGTCCGGGCGCACGGTGTCGAACTGCGCCCCCGGTCCAATGGTGCGGGAGCCAACCCCGGCGGGCAGGGAGAACGGCTCCAGAGTGCGGAACGGCACCATCTGGTTGCTCGCGCTCCAGCTCTTGAGCATCCGGTTGAGGACGGCAAGCGCGTTTCCCGCCTCCGAGCCGTCCACCGGCTCGCCCGGCGTCACCGTGCTGATTGCACGGAGAGCGCCGGTAACGAGGTCGTTTGCTACGGTGGGCACGGGTTAGGCCGTGAAGCGGGTGTAGGTCTTTTCCGTCCGCAGGGCGTACACAAGGTAGGTCTCCACGGTCGGGGTGATGCCAGCGCCGGTGTTGTTGCCGAACTGGATCGCCAGCGTGTCGTTAGCGGATACGCGGGCGTTGGCGATGAACAGGCCCGCTTGGTGGGAGGGCTTGTTCACCATCACGAAGTCACCAACGCGCAGGCCGGGGACGGTGAAGGTGCGCTCGACGGTGGTGTTAGCGCCGACGGAAGCGGTGTTCACGCTCAGCGTCAGCTCGTTCCAGCGGTCTTCGTTTAACTGAAATCCCATGTGGGTTACTCCTTCTTCTCAGCGGCCAGGATCGCCTCGACGATCTCGGCCTTGGTTTGCTTGTCCGTCACTTCGAGGCCGAGTTCAGCCGCCTTCGCGAGCAGTTCGGCCTTGTTGAGCTTGTCCAGCGAAGGGGTTTCGTTGCCTTTGGGCTTCTCCTTTACCGGCTCGAACACCAGCTCTCCGAGGAAGGCTGTGACGACATCGGTGGACTGCGGCTCAGTGAACCAGCCGGCCGCCAGGGCGGAATCCAGCTCTTCTTGGGGGATGACGGCGTACTCGTTCTTCGCGGTGTACACCATCACCGGGTTGTCGTAGGTGGGAAATTGTCGGGTCATGTCGGTCTCCAAAAAGGTGGGGGAGCCGAAGCTCCCCCGTTAGCGTTAGCCGGTGATGCGGCAGGCCAGTTCCGGGTAGATCGGAGCGTAGCCGTACAGCACCTCGATACGGCAGGGCTGGACGTCCGTGCTGATCTGGTACTGGCGGACGATACGCACCGAGAGCCCCTTGTAGCGCTCCTGGGCGTAGAACGCGCCGTCCACCTTCTCCAGCGGCACGCTGGCGAACGCGAATGCCCCTTTGTGGAACATCAGGTTCTGCGGGTAGGCAGTCGTGGCCGCGCCGGTCAGCACGGTGATGGCCGCGTTGTCCGCCGGGGCAGCCGTGACCGTCTGGTACGCGCCCGAGGTGGTGATCGCCGGGAAGATGGGGATGGTGGCGTTGCCCGAACCGTCCGAGGAGACGTCAGCCGTCACCACGAACTGTGCCAGCTTGCCGGTGCTCTGGCGGGTCAGCGGGTTCACCGCGAACACGTTGGCGATGGTGAACACGTCACCACGGCGCAGGCGGTTCGCAGCGGCTGCCGTCCAGCCGTCGGTGATGAGCGAGGTGCCAGTCTGGCTCGCGCCGTTCACCAGCGGCGTGCCGCCCAGACCACCCACCGTGTGGTTGCGGATGTTCTGGGTCATGAACACGTCGTTGTTGATCAGCTTGGCGATCATCCCCTTCTCGATGGCTTCGTCGGAGATAGGGCGGCCGAGACCCTTGAACGCGTCACCCATGGAGATGGCGGCGTCCGGGTTCAGCATGGTGGACAGGCCCGTGGTGGGGGAGGAGTTGTCCATCAGGCGGCTGAACGCGTTGCCGATGCTCAGGTAGCTGTTGGGGGTCTGGCCGGGGGTGCCAACGAAGTTGGGCACGGTGTTGTAGAGCGACATGCAATCGAAATCGATGTCGTTCGCCAACTGCACCAGCGCGGGCTTCAGGATGCGCTCGCTGAAGTCTTCGAGCTGGAGGGTCAGTTCGTAGCTGGAGAACTGGACGTCAACGTGACGCTGGGTGGAGACGGTCAGCGGCATGAAGGTCTCGGTCGCGTCCTGCACCGCCAGGTTAGCGCCCGTGGTGGAGGTGAAGCGAGCGGGGCGGCGGACGTTGACGGTCTGACCCTTCTTGTAGCCGTTGACGTTGGTGGAGAACTCCTCCTCGTAGGTCGTGGTCATCTTGCCGACGAAGACGGAGCTGTTCTCCAGGATCATCGCCGCTTCTTTGGCGATGACGGAGGCGGTAAGTAAAGTATTGGGCATGGTTTAGTCCTTTCTGATTAACGCTTCCCGCTCTTCTTGCGCCACTTGACGTACTCCTCCATGGGCATGTCCTCGGGGGACTTTTCTGCCACGGCGGCGCTGCCAACCGGCTTGATGGGATCGGGCGCGTTGGTTACGGGCTTGGGCGGAGGCGGAGCCTTCAGGCGTGCCTCCAGTTCGAGGAGTTTCCGACCCGCTGCGAAGTCGCTCAGGCCGCTCAGCTCATCGAGGACGGCGGGGTTTTTGGAGAGGTGGTAAGCCACCTCCGCCCCCATCTCCTCGCTGGCGACGTACTCGGCAATGACCGGATTCCCCATCAGGATGGGGGCAAACGGCTCTACGATCTCGCCGTAGTCCTTGTACTTCGCCTTCGCCTGGGCTTCGCGTGCGTCCATCTGAGACTTGATGGCCTTCAGCCTCTCGGCGGCTTGCTGCTGCTCAAACTGCTTCTTCGCCTCCTCGGTGGCCTGCTTTTTCCCTTCGTTTGTCGCCCACTCGCGGTGTGCGGAAACGAATTCATCCACGGTGTTGAACTGCTCGATCTTCGGCTCCTCACCGGGCTGAGCAGTCTGTTGGCCGGGTTGCTGCGAGGCAGGTTTGGCCTGCGCCTGCTGGAGTTGGGCCTTCAGGAGGTAATTGTCGCGGGTCAGTTTGTCGATCCTGTCTTGAAACCCACCGCCCTTCTTCTTGGGCTTGGTCTCGTCGGCCGGTTCGCTGCCGGGTTCTTGCGAAGGGGCTGATTCTTCGCCTGCGGCCTCGGTCGAGGCTTCAGCCTTGGGTTCGGTGGCTTCGGGTGCAGGAGCCGCCGGTTCCTGTGTGGGCGCAGCGGGAGCCGCCGCGACCGGAGTCGCTTCTTCAGTCATGTCATACCTTCCGGTAAGGATTGATACCCCGTGATGCCGCACGGGTACGGATTGCCCCGGGTGGGGGAATTGGGTCAGGCGTTCAAGCTCACGTTGCTGTCGAAGTGCTACGTCGTCAGAGTGGGAATGGCCGCGTTATAATAGCTGTTGAAATAGATGTCGTATGATGAACTGGTCGGGTGGATGAAGTCGTAGAGGATTGCCGCGTTGGTGGCGTTGGCGGAGTTGCCCAAAGTTGCGTCCCCACCTACGTCGATCAGCACATCAAAATCTACCCCTACTCCAGCAAGCATAAGGGTGCGAAGCGCCTGCCGTTCCGTCTCGAAGCTCAATGCCGTAGCGCCGCCGCTAAAGCTCGCGCCGCGAACAACGGGCGTTTGCAACGCAACCTTGGTGCATCCCTTCGTCTTGGCCTGTCCCACTAGCGTAATCAGGTTCGAGTAGACCGTGGCCCCGGTTGCATTGGCAGCTAAATCGTTCGTGCCGTACGCAATGATGCAGTCGTTGCGCTGTCCGGTCACGAATGCGCGGTCCAAGAGGGTGTTGAACGTAGAGGCCACCATGCCGCTAGCCGTCTGACCGAGGCTGCCCAGATTGTAGAAATCCAGGGTGGAGTTGTAAGCGTCCGCCAGCCGGTAAGCCCATGAGTGGTTAACAAGGTTGCTTGCATTCGGGTTCCACTGGGTGATGGAATCTCCGAACATCAAAACGGCGGGCCTCTGCGCCGTCCTCACGCCAAACGCCCTCGCCGCCTCAGCCATCTCGGCGGCTTGCTGCGTGGTGTTCAACGTGGAATCAAACACCACGCGGGCAACCAGCTCATAACGACCTGTGCTGTTCCCCGCCACGTTGTTACCAAAGATAATCCCGGTCGCAGCGGCGGAAGTGGGGGCGGAAGATACGCTCGAAACCCTAGAGTTTTGCACCAGCCTTCGGTTTCCGGCGCCGTTCGTCACGTAGGCAAGGACGGAGGGCTGGGCGGCGGCGCTCATCTGGTATCCGGGGCCGAAGCCTGAGTTTGTGAGCAGGTCCACGTTGAGCGTGGAAGTGACCGCACCAAGTCCCCAAATGCGCTGGCCTCGGTGACTGGACCACGGGCGTATCACATCAATGATGGTACAGTTGCGTACTTGGGTGACAGGTAACGTAGCGTTCTGCAAATCGCGGTTCGCAAGGTTATCAAACGTAATCGCCCGATTGCTTCCGAGGCTAAAGCCGTAGTTGACTGGCGCGAAGGCAAAGGAGCGAGGAGCGAGATTGTAGGTGTTGATGGAATCGGGTAGCTCAATGCAGCGCCACAAGGGGTCAAACGCATCCGCAGAAGCAAAATCCGCAACTCCGTTAGCAAGGAAGTTGATGTCCAGCGAGGCGGTGTCCGTGCTGTTCCTGACGGTGAACGCCTTCCCTGAGTATCCAGAGCGTTTGATGACCGGGGAGTACACGGCCAGAGGCGTGGCCCCAGAAATGCCGGGGTTGTAGTACGCAGGCGGAGCCGATGGCGCCCCCCCTTCGCCCCGAGCAAGAACAGCAGGCTCACGCGATCTCCCGAGAAACCACGTCAACGACCGTGCCTGCCGCCTGTGACGAACCCGCCACCAGAGAAAAGCGACGGATGCCAGCGAAGTCTGACGGGGCAACCCTGAGGAACTTGCCGGCGGCCACGGTGTACGTCACGTCCGCGCCGGTGGAGTCGATGACGATGGAACCCGTCGGGTCGTTCTCGCCCTGAAATGCTTTAACCTTGAATGTCGTGCCGGCGAAGCCGGAGGGGATGTAGAACCCGCACAGCGTCCCACCGTTCAGGGACATCGCCTGCGACTCCAGCCCTGCTGCGGGCCACACCAAATCGCCCGGATTTCCTAACGCAACCATAAAACCTCGCTACTGAATCGTTACAACCTGCGGCTGGGTGGCCTTCGCCACGTCCGCCTGCGCCTTGACCATCGTGGCCTGCGCCTTCATCACTTCCGCCTCGGACTTCGCCTGCTGCACCTTCATCTGCCCCTCGGCCATCTGCTGCTGCATCTGCATCTGCTGGGCTTGGGCGGCCTGCGCCTCGGGCGAATCGGCCTCGCCCGTGATGTTCGGGGGCAACGCCCGCTCGATGCGCTCGGCTACCTTGTCCATGCCCTGGAACGGCAGCGCCCGCACGATGAGGTCGGGGGCAACCTGGCCGACGATGGGCAGGTTCGGAAGCACCTGCTGGAGGGCGTTGATCATCTCGATCTTCTGGCTGGCGAAGTTCGGGCCAGTGGAAACGATGACGTCGTACTTGCCCACCGTCAGGCTGTTCAGCACCTGCGTCACGCCCGTCATGGGGTCGTACACCCGCTGGTTCACCACCTTGGTCGAGGGCTTGCCCTCCAGGTCGAGGACGCGCACTACGCGCTCGGCGTCGTACACCAGCCGGATGAAGGCGAGGATCACCTTGCCCTCGTACTCGACGGCCTTCTTTAGGTTGTCGACGAACAGGTAGGTGGCCGTGTCGCCTTCCTGCTGGCGGGCGAGAATGGCCCTGCCGGAGGTCTCGTTGCCGCGCGCCCCGAGGGAGGCATCGTACATCGAAGTCGTGGCCTTGATGTCATCGCTCGCGTTGTTCGCCAGCGCCAGCTCGCCGATGGGGACGGTCGGCGGGTCGTTCCGCTGCGGCATCCCACCGCCGTCGCCGCGGTTGTAGAGCAGGTACGGCATCGGCTGGGTGTTCACCCTCGCCCACTGCTCCTGGAAGCCCTCTATTTCCTCAGGGGTGAGGAGCCAGGGAGCCTTGGATGCCAGCGCCACGGACTCAGTGGCCGCGGTGCGCCAGTAGTTGAACGCCCGCTGCGCGTCTTTGGCGTAGTAGATGGCGCTGCGGAGCACGACCTTGCCCTGTACGTCCACCTCCTCCCCCAAGACGGGGATGATGGGGATGTACGGCATCAGGTACTCTCTGGTCTCGAGCACCTCCGATGAGGTCATCTTCCGCCAGACGATCTTCGTCTTCTCGGCCTGGCGTTCCTTGACCAGCGTGACGCCAATCGAAGCGAGCGCGGCAATTTCCTTGTCGTCGGTGATCTCCATCACCATGCCGTTGCTGAACGCACCGAGGCGGGCGGTGTACTTCACCTTCTCAAAATACTCAGCGACCCGCACCTCATCGGCGGTGTTCCAGTTGTTCGTCTCCGCGTCGCCCGAGTTAAAGTCCTGCGGTTCGGCGTCGGGGTACATGGCCTCGAAGTCTTCGCGCTTGACCATCTCGGTCACGAAGCACCAGCGGGCGTCCTCGCGGGTGATCAGCCGGGCGGACGGGTCGAAGTACACCGTCAGCGGATTGTGGATGGGGCGGACGACGATGTTCTGGTCGAAGCTGTCCTCGCCCTCGTACTCGGTCATGACGCGGTAGTAGCCGAATCCGCCGCGTGCGGCGCAGTCGAGGGCGCTGGTGCGGGCGACGTCGGCGTTGCTCTGCTGCTCGATGTTGCGGACAAGGCCTGCCAGGATGTCGGCCACCTCTTCCGAGGCTTCCCCGCTGGCCGGTAGCACCTTGATGGCGATCTTGTTCTGGCGGTAGTCGCCGACGATTTGCTTGATGACACCGTTCAGGCGGTTGATGGTCAGCATCGGACGGTCTTGGCCTCGGAGCCGCTTCACCTCATCAGGCCACTGGTCGTCGGTGCAGGAGAAGTTCACGTCGTCGGCGTAGCTCTTCCGGTTGTCGGTCTCGGCCGCCAGCGCCGCCTCGAACCGCTTGCGGGCGGTGGCGACGACGTCCTCGGACGCCTTCTTGCTTGGCTTCGGGGTTTTCTTCGCCACCTACGCCCCCATCCAGCCGAACTGACCGCCCATGTACGGTCGGGCGGAAGCCTTGGGCTTCGCCTTCTCCCTCGCGGCGAACGTCAGCACGAAGGCGTCGGCGCGGTCGGGTGACTTCCCGTAGACCGACTTGTACTGTTTCTTGCTTTGCATGAGCAGCAATCCATCCTTGTACTGGTACTTGACCGATGCGAGTTGCGCCTTGAGCTCCGGGTCCGGAGGCAGCACCACCGGCGGCTGATCCAGGTATTCCTTCGCTAAGCGCCAGAGCTTGGCTTTCAGGTTGTAGTTCTTGCCGTCCGACTGCCTCTGACCCGTGTGGATGCCCACCACCTTGTCGCGGTAGGGGCCTTTCCGGAGTTGGTCGAAGCACGAGACGCCGGGGCCGTCGAGTTCGATGACGATGGCGCCCATCTCTCCGCCGGCATCCTCGAGCTGCCTGCACTCCTCCTCTATAGCGCCTGCGAGTTGGATCCCGTCCAGCCCCTTGTAGGTCTTCT